TGAGTGTGACCCAACCACTAGTCTAGGCAACGAAGGGAGGATTCTTGCCAAAAACAAGAACCCGCAGAATGGCGTTATCTGATTGGGTTGACCAGTCTGATAATTACCGTTCTGACATCATCATCCGTTTTCCAGCGACACCAACTTCTCCTATCGTTACACGCGATAGAAGCAGTGGCAAGCTGGCTCAAACGAATGCTGCCCTTCGAGGTCAGAAGGTTACTTCTGACGAGTCTCATAAGTTCTCCAGTATTGCTTCCCTTCAAGATGGGGAGTTTACTGGAGACATTGGAGGTCGCTTTCGTTCTGACACGCAATTTGTGACTGCCAAGTATGGTCAGGCACAATATTGCTTCGGTCAGGGCGTTGTCCCCGGCAGTCAATGGCTCAGTAACGAGTACGTTGGGCCAATTTTTGCTGTGGACCCTCGCACTGTTCTGATTCCCTCTGGCACGTTAGAAGAAAATCTAACGGTCAAAGGTACCAGAGCAATTGCCGAGTGTAAGCCGACCAACAATGTCGCCAATCTAGCAACTGATCTCAGCGAAATAGCCTTTCAGGGGCTCCCGTCGTTACTCGGGGCCGCTGCTTGGCAGAAACACACTAACGCAGCGAGAGCTAGCGGTAGTGAGTATCTTAACGTTGAGTTCGGCTGGAAACCTCTTGCCAGCGACGTGCGTGACGCAAGTTACGCCGCCGCTAACGCTCATAGGTTATTAACAAACTATGAGCGGAATTCCGGCAAGATAGTTAGGCGAAGATATGAGTTCAAGCCTAAACTGGACTCTGAGGTAACCGTGATGGTTGGACCATCGGATGGCTTTTCATTCGCCAATTCGATGACCAACCTTCTCGATACTTCTAAGCCACAGCCGGTGCTTTACAAGACAACCAGGTCGTTTCGTCATACCTGGTTTTCGGGTGCGTTCACCTATCACCTACCTATCGGCTATAAAAGTCGAGTGGGTTTGGTGTCGGCGGCCGCAAAGGCTGGACCCCTTCTAGGGATCGAGCTTACGCCCGAAACTGTCTGGAATGCATCGCCGTGGACTTGGGCTGTCGACTGGTTTTCCAATGCGGGAGATGTCATTTCGAATCTC